CTGTTCGAGGGTGCGCGCTGCTATGTCAAGGCCGACGCCGACCACCAGGCGAAAGACGACAAGAACCCGGAGAAGATTTTCGGCTGGTTCGACAGTGTCAAGTTCGTGGAAGGCAAAAGCACCAACACAGGTTATCTCGCCGCGCGGCTCAACGTTGCCGCCGGCATGTCTGCATTGCGCGAGACGATCGTCGACGCATGGAAGCGCGGCAAGAAAGACCTCGTCGCACTTTCGATCAACGCATACGGCAAGACGAAGGCCGCGGTCAAGGCCGGCGGCGCCCGTATTGCCGAGACCATCAGCAAAGTCAGTTCAGTTGATTTGATTGTCGAGCCCGGCGCCGGCGGCGCCCTGGTGAGACTAGTTGAAGCCGCCCCCAGCCAGGAGACCGACGACATGAATTTCAAAGAGCGCATGCTCGAAGCCATCAAAACGAAAGCGCCGCGCATTTACGCGCAAATCAAACCCGACACGATCTCGGACACGGATCTCGAAGCCCGCTATGCCGAGGCGCTCGAAGTCGGACGCCTGGTCGAAGCGATCAAGGCGAAATCGCCCGCGATCTACGCCAAGCTCAACCTCGACACGGTCACGACCGCGGAGCTGCAGGAGCGCTATACCGAAGCGATGACCGCAAAGCCGGCCGCCGCCGACGATGACGACAAGCCGCTCACGCGCAAGGAAGCGCGGCTGATCGAGTCCCGCGCCTACGCACGCGCCACGATCGCAGAGGCAAAGCTGCCCGCGCCGGCGAAAGAAAAGCTCGTCAAGGACTTCGCCGCGCGCCAACACTTCACTGAGGCGGAGGTGGACGCCGCGATCACCAGCGAGCGCGAGTATCTCGCGCGCTTCACAGAATCCGGCCACGTGCAGATGGGCGGCCTGGACATCAGCGTCGAGGACCGTTCAGTCAAGATTGCCGACATGTTCGACGCGTTCTTCGACCCGGGCCACAAAAACCACCGTCAGGTGCGTTCGTTCAAAGAGTGCTACATCGAAGTAACCGGCGATCGCCTCGTAACAGGGCGTCTCGCAGACGCGGATCGCAGCCGCTTGGCGGAGGCGGTCGGCGACGCCTTCCGCGAATCGCTGGATTCCACCTCGTTCGCCAACGTGCTCGGCACCTCGATCACGCGTCGGATGACGGCAGAGTTCAACGCCGCGGTCGAATATGACGGCTGGCGTCAGGTCAGCTCGGTCGTGCCGGTCGGGGACTTCCGGACGCAGGATCGCGTCAACATCGGCGGCTACGGCGACTTGCCCACTGTCAACCAAGGTTCTCCGTATCTGGCGCTTAGCTCGCCGACTGACGCGAAGGCGCAATACGCGGTCGGGAAAAAGGGCGGCACAGAAGACATCACGCTGGAGATGATCAAGAACGACGACGTCGGCTCGATCGCCCGCATTCCGCGCAAGCTGGGCCGCGCTGCGAAACGCACGCTGGCCAAGTTCGTGTTCGATTTCTTCCGCACGAATCCGACGATTTACGACACGGTCGCGCTGTTCCACGCGTCGCACAACAACCTCGGCTCGACGGCGCTCGCCGCGGCGGAGGTGGGCGTTGTCCGCACCGCGATGATGAAACAGGCGGAACGCGACAGCGCCGATCGACTGGGCATCAGCCCGAAGGGCTTGATGGTGCCCGTCGATCTGCAGGAGACGGCGTGGAACATCTTCCAGCGCAACACCAACCTGGACAAGACGTTCATGCAATCGCTCGTGCTGGACATTATTCCGGTCTGGTACTGGACGGATACGAACGACTGGCTCGCCTATGCGAATCCGATGGACATTCCGGGTCTCGAGATCGGTTTCCTCGACGGCCAGGAAGAGCCGCAGCTGTTCGTGCAGGACATGCCGAATGTCGGGTCGATGTTCAGCAACGACAAGCTGACCTACAAGATCCGCCATATCTACGGCGGCGCGATCGTGCCGGACGGCTTCAAGGCATTTTACAAGGAAGTCGTCTAACCCTTACGTCAGGGAGCTCGCCACTGCCCCCGCCGGCCGACGCGCCGGCGGGCAGTGCGGCAAGAAGACCAGAGATCAACTTCAAGGAGAACGCAGTGAGAAAACCGAACATGTTCCGCAGCATCAGCGCAGCCCTGGTGATCGCCGCCGCGATCGCGCTCACCCAATTCGCGCCGGCGCCGGCGCTCGCGGCCACGCCGAACGTCGCGGTCGGCGCCGGCCAGGTGATGGTGTTCCCGTTCCATATCTCCGGCGCCGTCAGCGCAACCGCAACGAGCACCGTGCGCTTCCAGATGCCGCAGCCGTGCGACGCGATCGGCTTTGGCGTGAACTCGCGCGCGATCGTGGGCGCGACCAATACGGTCGACCTCAAGGTGGGCGGCGTCTCGATTCTGTCGGGGGTAGTTACCGTCGCCGCGGCCGGCACGTGGTACGAGGGCACGATAACCACCGTGCCGATCGCGGACGAGGCGGTCGTCACGATGGACATCAATATCGTCGGCACCTCGCTTACCGACACGACGTTCGTTCTGACCTGCGCGCGCAAGTAGATGCGGGATGTCGCTCGCGGACTATCAGACGCTGGTCACGGCATTTGTCCGCGACGACAACGACAAAATCACCCCGACCGATCGCGATAACGCAATCACGCGCGCGGTCGAGCGCTATTCCAAGGACAAACCGCGCCTCAAGGTCGAAGACATCAACGGCCTGGGCACGCAGCTCCTCGCGGTGCCCGCCGGCTGGGTCGATGAATTTTCCGCGCTCTCGCTCCTTGAATACCCGATCGGCAGCGTGCCGCCTTCGCTGATCGAGCAGGACGACGTTTCCATTTACCGCTCGCCGAGCGGCCCTCAGATCCAGCTGCGCGTTTCGATCCCGGTCGGCGCCGCTAACGTGCGCGCCACCTACACGATCAAGCACCAGCTCGATGGCGCGGCCGACACGATCCCGGCCGACCATCGCGAGCCGGTCGCATGTTGGGCCGCGGCATCGCTTTGCGAGCAGCTCGCGACGCTCTATGCCGGCCAGAGCGACAGCACCATTCAGGCCGACAGCGTCGATTACAAGAGCAAGTCGTCGACGTTTGCGTCGCGCGCCAAGGCGCTGCGCGCGCGCTACACCAGCGAGCTGGGTATCAACGACGTGAGCAACGTAGCCGCGGGCGTCGTGGTGTCGCTCACCGACCGCGACAGCCGCGGCCAGCAACGCCTCACTCACCCGATGAACCGTCTGCCGTGATTACCTACGCGCTCCCGGATTCCGTTGAACTCTCGGCCGCCTGGCACAAGGCGCCGGACGTCGTGCGCGAGGAACTCTACGGCGCGATGGAAGAATCGCTGATCGGCCTGCAGGCCGCCGTCCAGGACCTGACGCCGGTCGGCGCATACGGTCTGTTGCGCCAGAGCGAACTCGCCCAGCCGGTTGAGGCGCTCGCGGACCAGGTGATCGGCGTGGTGGGCACGTCGCTGCAATATGCCGAAGCTGTCGAGCTGGGCACCAAGCCGCACTTCCCGCCGATCGAGGCGCTGGAAGATTGGGTCAAGGCGAAGCTGCACGTTGACGACGCGGACGTGAAGCGCGTCGCGTTCCTGGTCGCGCGCAAGATTTCCATATCCGGCACGCCGGCGATCGGCATGTTCCACCGCGGGCTGAACAAGACGCGTGAGCAGATCGCGCAGCGCTTCGAGTTGGCGCGCAATCGCATCGTTGAGCGCCTGGCGATAAAGGGCGGGCACGCCTGATGTCGACACTTGACGCAAAGCGCGCGGCGATTGTGGCGAAGCTGGAGGCCGTGTCAGGCATCGGCACCGTGCACAACTACGAGCGATATGCCCGCGAGGCGGCCAAGTTCAAGGAGCTTTATGTCTCGGGCGCCGGCGCGGACAAGCGCGTCCTCGGCTGGCACGTTCGCCACGTCGCGGTGCGCGAGCGCCTGCTCGACGCCGGCCGCAACTACGTTGACGACACCTGGCGCATCCGCGGCTTCATGGCGATCGACGACGCCGCGGAGAGCGAGATCCTTTTCGACAACCTGTTCGAGCTGGCGCGCGACGCGTTCCGCGCCGACGACGATCTGGGCGGCGTGGTTGCTTCATGCAACACCGGGCGCGACGAGGAAATCGGCCTG